ATGGAAAAGCAAGGAAGTGTTTCAATATGGTTAGGTAATATTAAAACACAAAACCAGTTAGAGAAATACGTCAATTTAACATACGATGAAGACGGAGAGTCTGTACCTTCTAAATTTTTTGTGGATTTCAATATTGATATGGATGAAACAGATGAGGATTTTATTGAAAAAGCGGTATTAGAAGAAAAGAGTGATAATATCTCTGCTTTATTAGAGGGCTGTTCATATGAGGAGATTATACTACCTAAAATTAGAGGATATGTTAACTTAAATAAGTTGTATAACGCTGTTATTTTAATTTACAATTTTGAGTACGAAAACATAGTTAATTCTTTTGAGGATTTTGATTATATTACTTCTACTAGTTACCTACAATAGTAATCTCTAGATTAAAATTTGAATAAACTGTTGAATAGTGAAGAGCGTTAATCTTATATTAATTTGAAACCTTGATGGGCTATATGCCTCTCAAGGTTTTTATAATTTATGTTTAAATTAAAAGTTTATAGTAAAAAGTAAAGCGCACGAGATTTGTTACAATGAATTTATAAGTATTACAATTACACTTTAAGGAATTAGCCAAAAACATGACACCAGAACAACTAAAAAATACTTATTTGAATGTAAAATTAACACATTAGAGGAGGAGTTTAAATGGAACAATATTTAAAAGATTTTAATTTGCATAATAAAGTTCCGAGTGAAATCATTGAAAAGTATAAACATGAAGTACCTAATGAAATAATAAATTTATGGAGTAATTATGGATTTGGTACATTTATGCAAGGGTATTTTAAAAGTGTAAATCCAGAGGAATTTAAAGAGATTTTGAAGGAGAGTAGTCAAAGATATAAGGATTCAATAGTATTGTTTGCTACGGGTATGGGAGACTTGGTTATTTGGTCAGATGGATATGTTAGATTACTTAATTACAGGTATGGTATAGTAAAGACCATTATGTTTACATTTGAATTTTTCTTTCAAAATATTGCTGATTTAGAATTTAGAGATGAAGATTTATCTTGGCAACCTTATCCCGAAGCGCTTAAACAATATAATGAGTTAGATTACGAGGAGTGTTTTGGTTATACACCTCTATTAGGTTTAGGCGGAGCAAAAAAAGTAGAGAACTTAAAAAAGGTCAAATTGAAGGAACATATTCTTATTATTACTGGTTTTATGGGGCCAGTACAATAATAGAATAAATAGATGTTTTATTACTAGGTAAATAGAGGTGTAGGATTTGTTCAAATGACTTAGACTTACTACCTAATTTATATTTTACAAGCGGATATGATAACGAAACACATTAGTACATATATATCAATGAAAAACAAAGTACATATGAAGTGAATAGAAAAAATAATAGGGTGTTTGAAAATACGTACTCCATGATGGTTGTATCTTACAAACTTAGAAAACAAATGTAAAAAAGAACTTGATTGTCACTTTTGACAACAAGTGCTTTTTTTACATTTTATAGGGTGTTGCAAAACTCATAAATATCCAAAAATGAATGCATAAAAAATCCGTTTTTCTGGAAGTATAATAGTATCCCAAACTATCTCCAGAAAGGACGGATTTTTTTATTTTGAACACAAGGCAATTACCCCAATATCTTCACTTCAACATACACATAGGCTTCATTTGCTGTTACATAGTATGTTGATCCTTTGTTGCTGTGTACTTTTGAAACAACATATTACTTAATAATCACATGTTCCTCACGAATCCAACGATTACCACCAATATCAATATGCCCATCTTGTCTATTAAACAATTGATACGGCTCACTTCCATCCACAAAACCAGTGTCATTGCCGTTCGGTCCATCGTAGGTTCGGATTTGATACCCTGACCAATATTTAGTGTATGCATAGAACCATTGGACATCAAAATGTTTTAGGTAAGCCCACTGTTTTTCATTTCCAAGGCAGATCATATTTTTTTCTCCACCACCCCAGTATCCTTTATGGATTAAGTAAGGGATTTTTTGTGTAATACGTCCAGCAAAAATAGGATCAGCAGGATTTTCATATAGATTCACACCATAACCATCATCGTATTTCGATGTTGCATGTCCAATTCCCTCTTTTTGAATAGGCTGAATTGGATCAATTGGGTTAATTGGATTTAGTTCATCACCACCAATAAACCAAGATAATGGCTTGTCTCCATTTAGAACATTTAAGTCAACTTTTCCTACACCATCAAGCCAACCGCCTGTTTCTCCGTCTGCATATTGCCATAGATCACACGCATAGGCAGGTTTATTACTTCCATAACGAGGAATCCATAAAAAGTCTGCTTTCACCTTATTTAAACCATATTGATTGTACATATGATGTGATACATAAAATCCGACTTTCCAACCTGCCGCTTTACATGTATCAATAAAAGCTTGAGAAGCAGCTGCTAGATTGTCAGGGCCACAACTTTTTAATGTATCATCCTCACAATCCAGCACTAAGAATTTAGCATTTAAATTTGTTCTTTTCATAAAATCGTTCGCTTCCACAATTGCATCATTAACAGAAACATAGCATCCATACGCATAGGCAGCATGTGGAATGCCACGTTTCTCTAATTGCGCTACATGTTGTTTATATAATCCATCTACTGTATCTGATCCATATTGAACACGGCAAATCGCTAAACTAATTTGAGGAGCTAATACATCCCAATTAATACTGTCATTCCATTTTGAAATATCGATAATATGTTTTTTCATTATTGAACATCTCCCTTTTTATCTTCTTGGTTTTGTTTACCACCTAAAATTTCAACAGCATTCGTTAATGCTGAAGGTAAAGGGATTCCCATACGGCCAGCATTTTCTAAAAGTGATAACAATTCATTACCCATGAAGAAAAAGATAGTTGCTTCACGAATAGCACTGTTACTTCCAAACGCTGTATCTAATTGCGCTGCCACTCCAACCAAAAGAAAAAGCACCACCTTTTTGGCGATGCCTTTAAAACCTACTTTACTTTTTAACTCCCCGTTAAATCCAGCTGCTATCATGCCAGTTAAATAATCTATAACTGCCATCGTCACTAAGATTTTCAATGTTGCATCCCATCCTCCCAAGAAATACCCACAGAAGCCACCAAACGTGGCTATAAATGTTTTCATTAATACATCAATACGATCCATCTTTCCATCTCCTTTAGGTAATAAAAAAAGACCAGCTTACGGCTGCTCTATTTGAATTGTATTTTCAGTTGTTACTGGTTCTTGTGGAGGATGTACACCTGTAAGTTTAAAATAATCATTTGCACAAATGCGCCTTTTAGCAACTCCTAAGTTCAATTCATATAATTTTGCTCCACAACCACATAATTCACATTTTGTTAATACCCTAAAACCAATAGTCCCGTCAGCCATTTCCCTCCATACCTCAACTTTACTAGTATCATTGGCAATCCCTGCATTATCTAACATGTCAGCAGGTACTTGTATAAAAACGCCTGTTTCTGTTCGTTTTATATCTACTATTCTCCCCATATAAGGAAGTGTTGCTCCTTCCTGAAAAGGCATCATATAGTTAATATCCATGTCCTATCCTTCCTTTCTATCCAAGTGCATTAAATTTCCAACCATTCGGAGTATTTACATAAAAACCTGGTCCAAGATTACCGTCTCTAAATAGGATATGCCCCCAACCTTGGTATGCATTTCCGCCAAGGTTAACGCCTTGTACCGCTCGTATACTCCTAAAGAACTTAACCTCATTTTCTGTTGACACATCAAACGTTTGACCATCAGGCGCTGGGCCTATGTTGTTATTTACACCGCCTACTGAAATACTATTAAATGGCTGAATACCAGCGGCTCTTTCTGCTGCTGCTCGATCCCAGTTATACATAGATGCATATTTCCCACTGTATAGTGTCACACCTGATACGCAAATCGCTGTACCTGCACTTATTTGCCCATTTGCAGAACACACTTTAATAATCAACGCATACTCTTGTGGTTTATAGTTTGTAGGTACTTTGAAAGTAAATGAATACCTCCTAATTTCGCCATAAAATATACTTGGCTCAGGGAAGTCCATTTTTTGCTCATTCCATATGTCATAGGACACATTATCCTTAAACTTCACACAACATACGTGTAATCGTGGTTTTGCTGTTTTACGTACACCATTTATCATAGACGCTCTAAAATGAGCAGATACCGTATATTCATTTCCAGGATGTATTCCATTGTTAATTACTGCTTCTGGATAATTGTACAAATCTACCCTTGCTGCATTAATCATTTGTTCGTAATCAAATACAGATGTATTTTTTTCTATCACTACATTGCCCTGCAACTTCCAACTTAAACCATATCCACCTTCAAACCCATAGTAATCTGCATTTCCTATATTTTTCTTTCCAACACTAGAAAAATCGGAATCTGCTATTAAGTTTCGTCTCGATACTGCTGTTGTTTTTGTTCCCCATTCGTCTTGGAATAGGAAATCTAGCATTTTAACAGTTACACCATTTTTATCAATGGTAATTTTATCGCCATTAACGTTAATGATATTGGTATCAATGCCTTTTGCTGTTAACCACTTCACCATTGTATCGGCATTAATATTTACCTTTGAAACATCAATTACTAATTTTTCCGATGAAAAGTTAATAGCTGCGATGATATTCCCTTTTTTAACTTCTGCAAGGATTCCTTCATCTAACACTTGTAGTTTAGATCCTGTTTGTTTGACATAGGCATCAAAAGTATCATTCACAAAAGTTTCGTGTTTTTTAGAGATAATCGAAACACCGTCTGCATTTGCAGTAATACTTCTTTCTAACTCTATAACTTTCTTATCGTATTTTTCAGTTGCAACTTTATCAGCCAAATCTTCCATGATTTTATCTTTATCAACCATGTCATTTGGATTTTCAATATAGGAGCTTGCTTTAGTTCCTTTTTGCAGCATCGGGTGTGCCATCCAGAATGTACCGTTTTGAATAACATACGCTCTGAGCCCTACAAGAGCAGCTTCTGGTGGAGCTACTTTTGTAAATTCCTGTCTCGTCCAAGTATCATTTTTTATAGTAAAATCATAGGTGCCAGCAGAAAACTGGGTACCATCACTTTTCCAAAACACAGCAACCATTCTAATTTTCTTATTGTAATGCTCATCTATATTTTTAGTCATAAAATATGCTGAAACAACAACATCTTCACCTGGTGTGACTGGAATTCTGTTAGAAGTGAAACTGTTATAAGCAGGGCTTGTTAGCCCATTAACGGTCAATTTCATACTGGAATCACCTAAATGTGTTGTACCAGTATCTACAACTGCCGGAAATTCAGCTCCCAGTCCCCAATACTTTGTACCTTTTGTAAATCTAGTGTTTCTAATATCATTAGTTGGTCCGATTCCACCGATATAGTCCTCAACTTGCTTAATATCAACTTTACCTTCGATCTTTTGTGATGTCTGTTCAATTTTAGAATTAGCTTCAAGTATTTGTTTGCCTTGATCTGTTGTTGTAATAGTTAATTGTTTGACATCACTTGTTAGACCAGTCATTGATGTTTCAAATTTAGCAGTTCGTTCATCAAGATCTTTTACATCTTTTCCATAGTCAGGTATGAGTACTTCCCAATCACTACCTTTCCAGATTTTTAAGATACCCAGTTTACCATTTGAGATATCACGCCAAAGTGTTTTACCAGGCTCTAATCCTGTCGTCGGCGGGTTTTTGCTTTCAATAATAGCAGTTTGATAGTTCTTAAGATTTTCTTGGACTTTTTCAGCTAACAGTTTCGCTGCTTCTGATTCTTTCTGAGCACTTTCGGTTTTTTGATCATTTTCTTTTACTAGTTGTTCTAACCTATCTAATAATTCTTTATTAGCTTTGCTTCCTAACGTAGCAAGGATTCTGTTGTACATTTTTCTTAATTCTTCATTAGCATTCACAATTTCACGATAGTCTCCAAACACATATTTATCTTGTGTAGGATCAGTAAATGATTCATCACCGGCAATAACACGAGCTTCTAGATACAATTTAGGTGTGAACCCTGTATCTTTAATTCGAATTGTATCTCCTTCATTAATCAGCTCATGAGCTAGTCCAAATACACGCCCTATACTTTGTGCTTGAACATCATATGAATAAGATGTATTTACACGTTTTGCAAGTTCTGTTTTCATAAGTGTCAAAAGGCGTTGTGGTGTTATATCTTGTTCTGTTTCTGGAGTATAAAAACCAAATTTATGTTGCCCACGCTCATTCCATCGCTGAAATGCATCATTGTCTACGAGATAAGGAACGCCATTATTAATACTAGAGATGGTTATAAAGTCCCCACCTTCTTTTTTTACGAACCCCAATAAGGCTGTACAGATGTTTTGGGAATTCTCAATTCTTTTGATACCAATCAAATCTTTACCAAGAGTTACTTCTTTACCAGTATCACGCCCTCGCTTCTTCACCATATCCACATAACGGCCAACAATTTGAGAGCCTACAACTTCCGCACGGTATTGAATTTCTAATTCGAACAAGGAAGCAATATCTTTTAAAAATTTCAATGGATCTATAAATTCATCGATCGTCATCGTGTGGAAGCCAGCATATTCTGTTTTTCCTCTTTTCCACTTCGTACCTACAAGAGCCATATCAATAAACTCATTGACTGTTTTTCCTTCAATCTTCTGCGGATTAATAATGCCAGTTTTCGCAAGTTGAATCCATTCACCAGATGCATAAGCAATAATGGATCTATCATCTGCATTTTTTTCAGTTTCAGTAATGACATACGGAACAATTCGTCCATCCCTTACCTCTTTTAACACTAAATTTTGCTGCATGAGTGTAGCTGCATGATCTGTATTATCAAATACTTTAAACTCTAATGTATCAATGTTATTTTTTATCTCCCAATGTCGTTTATCATCCCGATAATCTTTTGGTTGTATATTGGAAACGATTTGACTTGTTTTAAAATCAACAACATGTAAAATTCCGCTAGGTGTTCTCATCTGAATCGCTCCCTATACGTAACCTTTGCCACTCCGACATTTGAAGGCATTATTTCTAGTTTATTTGAACCTTTTTGAACAACAGGATAATCACTAAAAATATCCTTTAGATTAATAGCTCTCTTACCATTTATCGTTACAATACTTCGCTCGGTATCAATGGTTACTTTGTCACCAACATCAAAGATATAAGGAGGATTGCTTTGCGTATTCATGTTAACTTTCCAAATTTTCAAGTCATCAATGGACATTTGCGAACAAAACATGTTGTTTGAAAACTGAGAAATACTGATTTGAACTTGAGCGACCTTACTCATATTGACGTTATTTTCGTCTACCCACACCACAAACCTTTCAGCATCATCGATCTCCGTGCCTAATATGAATTTAGAAATATATGCTTCCCATCTGTTCCCAGTTCTAGCAAGCCATAAGCGACCCCTAAAATTTGTCCAAGTATCTGGATGATCTCCATGCTCGTTGATAAAGACTTGCCCACCCGGTTTTTTACTATTCCCAACACTAGCAAATCCACTATTTTGCTCCGCTTCCCATTGAACATCTGACATAGATATACGGGCTACATAATCGCTGTTTTCATCTAACAATCCTATTTCAACCCGTCCCATTTGGTCCCAGTGAAAACTATTAATACCTACATAGGCTTGCATGATAAAGTCCTGCAAAGGGCCTTGTGGAATATTCTTTTTGGCTATACAACCATGCCATCCTTTTACTGTAGGTTCGCCCAGATATTCAGCCATAAAACGATATCCGTCTGTTTTAAACTTTCCTCCACCCGTCATATCTTCTGTTTTAGGAACATTTGTCCATCCTATGGTTGTCCCCATTTCGTCCCATAACACACGTTGATTTCTTTCAACTGGAACCTGGTCTGCTTTCAATGGATATCCAATGCGAAAATAATTCGTTCCATTCCATACATCAAGAAATGTGGAAGGCTTCGCTACTTCAACTTCTATAATTGGATTGGACTCCACACTGCCTTTGTTTTGAATGTTCGCTAATAACCCTCGGCTGTCTAACTTAAAATCTACTGTTCGGGTTGGTCCTAATTTATAAGGCATTGGACAAATAAACTTTAAAGTACCTTTACCAAGGGTTACAAATTCATCAGGATCAAAACCTTCATCAATAACAGCCATATATGTCCTATCAGGTGTTACATCAAAGATTAATTCAACAGCTTCTTCTGTAATTAACCAAGCTGCTATTTCTTCTTTTAATGTTTCTAAATCAGAACCATCAGGAACTATAATACCTACAGGAATAGATAAAACACGCATTTCCGTTTGTGTGTTTAATAATCTTGCACCTGGATATCCTGGAACACTTAGAAAATTCCGTTTCAATGGTGCCCATGTTGGTCTTTTCCATCCTTTTTCTATTTGAACAAAGTTTTTTCGTTGATTGTTAAATGTAAAAGAACTCATGTTAACACCTCATTTCTTTATAAAATAAAAGAAACCCAAACCTAAAAGGCTGAGTTTCTTGCTGTTTCTCTATCTTGATACTCGGTTGTATATCGATAAGTACCGCGAGCCACGTCTCGACCTTCTAAAACAACAGGTACTTCCACAACTAAATCACCACCAAGCATTGGAATTACTCCACCGCCAGATGATCCAGACGAATAATTACTCACTTGATTTGATACGTTGTTTGTCATAGCTTGTCTGCTATTTGACATGCTTCCATATACGCCACTCATGACAGTTTTTAACCCTGCTAATTGACTTACAGAACTAGCCATTATACTGCTCATATCACCCATTAGTTGATTTATATCTCCTGGCATACTAAATTGTTCTCGTGGCATGGCTGCTACGATTCCTGCACCAATGTCTCCAAGTGTCTTTTTATTTAGTGGAAGCACCGCTTCTCGTCCCGCTTCTCCTGCGCCTTGCAAGTTTCCGCCATTCATTCCAAAGATAGTTGGTTTAGTGAAAATACCACCTTTTGCGCGCCAATCAATATCAATTCCTGATGGGAATGTAATATCTTTACCTAAAACGTTTTTCGTACTTGTTTGTAAGCTAAAGTGTGGAAGAGGTGGCATTTCAGGTTTTGGGATTTTCAACTTTAAACCTTCAAAGAATCCCTTGATTTTATCGATGAATCCCTTCACTCCTTCAACCGCATCCCTTATTGGGTCCATAATAAAATTTTTCGCCGCTTCAAACTTTTCTTGCGCGGCATTCTTTACAGCTTCAAATTTTTCTCTCGCTGCATTATACAAACTCTCAAATTTTTCTTTAGCTGAGTTATATGCTTCTGTAGCTGGTTGAACTACATATTGCTTCACTAAATTCCAAGCTGCAAGTGTATAGGATTTTATTTTTTCCCAATTTCCTGATATCCAATTTGCCAAATCTCCAAGTTTTTCTTTCGTTGTATTCCACAAGTCTTGCACTGGTTGAATGACATACTGCTTTATTAAATTCCAGCCTGCTAGTGTATAAGATTTAGCTGTTTCCCACTGTGAACCAAGCCAAGAGACTAAATCACTAAATTTCTCTTTTACTAAGTTCCAAGTTTCTTGGACTGGCTGAATGATATATTGTTTAAATAAATCCCATCCAATTTGTGCCGCAGCCTTTGCGATTTCCCATTGTGTACCCAGCCAAGTAACCAATTCACCAATTTGTGTACTTACCCAATTGTAAGCTTCTTGGATCGGTTGAATGATATATTGACTTATAGCTGCCCATGCAATTTGCGCTCCTGCTTGAATAAATAGCCAACCTGCTTCTAAAACTGTTGCCATAAACGAAATAATTGGATCTAAAACAGTAAGAATGGTATTCCAAGTTTCTTGCCAAGCTTGTACTAGTGCTCCCCACAATTCGGATGCGGTTGTAACTAAAGAAGACCACCAAGAGGAAGCCGTTTCAACAATTCCAGACCATAAACTACTAAAGAATTCACCTATCGGATCAAAGAAACTATGCATCATTTCTGTGAATGAAGTCCAAGCTCCTGAGAAAAATTCAACAATAGAATTCCATGCACCACTACATATCTCACCTATACCTGTCCATAAATCGCTAAAAAACTGACCTATTGGATCAAAGAATGAATGCATTGTTTCTAAAAATGAATTCCAAGCTTCACTAGATGATTGAACGATACCGTCCCAAAGTCCTATCAAATATTCTTTAATAGAATTCCAGGTTTCAATCGTCCATTTTTTAATAGAATCCCAATTTTTATAAATGGCAACGCCTAAGGCAACTATAGCGGCAATGATAATGGGGACAATAGCAACTATACTAGAAGCTACAGCCGCACCAACCCCTAATATGCTCATCACCGTTACAACTATAGGCGCAAGTGCCATAATTGCACCTGAGATTACACCAATAGCCATTGCTACTGCTGCTAAAGTGGCTGCCAATTTCGGGTTATTTGAAATCCATTCAGCTACTTTTGAAATAACATCTGCTATTACACTAAGAACTGGTTGAAGTGCAACTTGTAAATCTTGCATCGCTTTTTGGAATTTAACCGCTGGATTTGCATCCATTTTTTTTATAGATTCATTCAACTTATCCTGTTGTTGTCCAAAATCAATTGTTTTTTCTTTTGCACCTAGCAATGTATTAATGATGTTTTGTCCTTGATCCTCGTACATTGTCATTTTGTTATCGTAAAGGCTTTTTATCCTCTACTTCTTGCACTTCATATTAATGCAAGTTCGGCATACGTTTTCACTGTTAAAGTGTCGCGGTCTCGTGGAGGGATTATATCTTTTCACCCTCTATGCTCTGCCCCTGACTATATTTTATATAGCCTTCGGTTCAAGTTAGGAATCTCACCCTTCTTGCTTAATACCGCAATTTTATTTCGGCACAATTCATCATCTACCGAAAAACTTAACACCTAATTCATTACGTTTGGTTTCATCTTCAACTTGTGATAGAGCTTGTGCAATCTCGGTCATAGCTGCAGAACCTTCTTTACCACCATTAGCTACAGCTTGCCCCCATTTTTCAACTTGTTCTGCTGAAATTTGCGTACCTTCAAGAGCTTCTTTCATTGCCTTATCGACACCTTGACCAAATTCAGCTGCTTTAATACGCCCCTCTTTTAGTCCATCTAAGAGATTATCAATATTCCAAGTACCTGTTTCAACACCAGCTGCCATAATCGCTTGTACTTCTTCAGCGTTGTATCCTGCTCGCGTCAGCTGTCCACCATATTCAGCGATAATATCTAATTGTTCTGGTGGAAAACCCATTTTTAATAAGGCATCAGCCATACCGAGAGCGCCTTCTTGTGAAATGCCTAATTCATTACCGATTTCATTCGTTTCTTGAATTAATTCAGTAAAATCTATGCCAGCATAAGCATTAGAAATAACAGCTGCACTCTTTACGAAAGAAGCATTTGCTTCATCACTAACAGTGTTATTCAAAGCCCATTGTCTTCTTACACCCTCAAGTGCTTCTTCTGCATCTAATCCATAAGCTGAAATTCCTCTCACAGCATCCTCTACTGATTTTTTTGAGGATTCAGGAACGTCAAATCCTATTTCGATTTTTGTTTTTAACTTTGACATATCAAGTGCTTTTTCAACAGCTACTGCAATTCCACCACCAGCTGCAAATCCGCCAATAACATTTTCTAATCCTATTTTTAGACCTTCAAACTTCTTCTCTGTTCTTCCGGCTTCTTGTTGTAAATCTCTTAATTCATTTCGTACTTGTTGTATTGAGTTTCCAGCATCCACAGATCGTAATGCTCTCTGTAATTTCTCAATATCAGCTTCTGTCCCTAATGCTTCTCGGCCGATAATTCCAATCGCTTGTTCTAGCTGTCTACTTGTAGCCGTTCCACTTTTAATTGCATTCACAAGACGATTACCTAATGCACTAGCAAAATCATCAACGCTTTTTCCTGTAGCGTGGAATAAAGTTTCTAACTGCCTAGTTGAACTTGCTACACTTTCTTGTTCGGCTTTCATATTACCAAGTTTGTTTTTTAAGCCATTAAGTGACCCTTCTGTAAATTCAATTTCGCGCCTAAACGCACGATATTGTTCTTCAGAAATCTTACCGTTTTGAAATTGGGCCTGTACTTGTTGTTCAGCAGCCTTTAGCTTATCTAGTTTTTCAGTTGTATTCTCAATTTGTTGTGTTAATAATTTTTGTTTTTGCGCTAATGCTTCCACATTACCTGGATCAAATTTTAACAACCGTTCAACATCTTTTAGTTCTTTAGTTAAATCATTACTACGCTTATTTACATCTTTTAAGGCGTTTTGTAGTCCAGTGGTTTCCCCATCAATAGAGATAGTAATCCCTTTAATTCTTCCTGCCATATTTTCACCTCATTTCTTAGAAAGAATCGTAATCTTTTTGATTCGCTTTTCTTACTTTTTCTTTATCTGGGTTTTCCATTTCAGCAAATTCAGCAATATAATCAAAGCAATCACCAACAGTCATTTCTTCTAAATCCCAACTTGTTAGTTTCGCTTTATAACAAAGAGCAAGAAACGTATCAGTGGATAATTCTTCATCACCGAAAGTCCCTTGCTCTCCATTATTTTTCTTTATTTTTTTTTGCTCCCATTGTCATTTGAATCAGATCATTAATTTCCGGCATAATTTCATAGATAGGGAATTCATCAAACCCATCTAACCATGTAATTGGATCTGGAATACTTGGATCGGCCGTTCTAGCATATAACCAAACAAGGTCATAAATAACCTCGAAATCAACCTTATTAAAATCTAAAGTTGAAAGATCAATAGTTGCTTCTGTGCTATCAGGTGAAGTGGTCGTACCCATAGCTCCTAAAGCAAACATATCAGCAAATAAATCACGTCTAAATTGCGCTTTATAACGTTTAACTGTTGCGGCTGTACCTTTTAATCGAACCTGTTTACCATCAATTGTGATTGTCTTTTCCATTTACTTATGCTCCTTTTTGCTCTGGTGTTTTTACATATACTTTTTTGTACCAATCGTTATAAATTGCTGTTGTTGTTTTTGAAGTTGTTTTCGTTTTAACCATACGTTTTCCATTGATATCAATAGGACTAGATACAAACTTAAGTTCATTTGTATTCGGTTCAGCTGAATTTGTTTTTGTTTTAGATGCGATAGTTGGTCGGCTTGCTGAATTATTGTACATAACGTGTCGTGTTGCATTTACATCACCATCAAACTCAAACAATAAAGCAAATGGTTTACCCTTCGCATCAGCTAATTCATTTAATACACCGTCTGTTTCGTCTAACTGTTCTCCTAACGCATCGATAGCAAATTGTTCTGGAATAGTCGCAATAGATAGCGTTCCATCATAACCTTGGTTATTACTTGCTGCATAGTAAAGCATGTCATCAGCATAGAATTCAATTAAATCTCCGCGTGGATCAAATGTTAATTCAACTGCACCTGGAATTGGGATTGGTGTTTTAAATGTAATGACCCCATCCGTAATGTCATAAAGTGCGTAATAAACGTTCTTTAAACCAAATGCAACTTTATTTTCTTTATTCATTTACATCAACCTCGTTTCATATATTTTTTGAAATAATTTCTCAGATTCAATAAAAGTCCCATACGAGTCATAAGGAATATCATGATCGTCTAGGACTTGTTCTAGCTTGGCTTCTGCAACTAAATCTTTTCTAGTTGTATAAAGCTCTATATTTAAATCATTAATTTTGTGATAGACCTTGTTATCAGCCATGAGATTGGCTGAGCCGTCCACAAGAAAACAAATATAAGGCGGTGCTGGAACTGGATTAGTTGGCGTTGCTGTGAAATGCGAATAAGCCACAGGATAACCTGTAGCTTCAAGGATTTTTGTTAATTCACCTAATGTCATTATTCAAGCGCCCTTTCAATACGTCTTGGTAATTCATTAATTACATACTCTTCAACTGGACGAATATGCACTTGCGCTGGAACACGTCCACCACCAACCTTTGCATGACCATTTTCCAAAAGATGCGTTAGTTGTCCTTTTGTATTGTGGACAACAATGGATTTCCCATCTTTTTTCTTACGCCACCCTTTACGATAAGCACCTGTTTTTTTAGGGCTACCTTGCTTTAATTTTTCTACAGCAACATCAGCTACTTCTTCTTGCGCGGTCAACAATTCTTCTTCCACAACATTTGCATATCTTTGTAATTCTCTAGCAAGATCATTCGCAAAATCATTCATACTAAACATGCTCCTTTGCGATAATGGTCAATGTTTGATACATTTCATCATCATTCATTGGTGGCTCGATGATATCAAAGATACGACCTTTCATATTAATCCTCATTTCTTCTGTAATATCAGAAGTATATGGAATCACAAAACGATAAACCCGTGTAGCTTGTGAAGCTGAAGCTTCAATGTACTCAGAACCTTTCACCGTTTTTATCATTGACCAGGCTTTCTTTAATTCTTGCCAAGATGTTTCGATTACTTGGTTTAATTCATCTTGTATTACTACAGGTCGCTCAATGCTAATTCGATTTCTAAAATCACCTGTATTCAGTGGTTTTTTATACTGAAAAGGACGCATATTAATCACCGGCCAATTTAATTTCTTCTAATGCTTTATCAATACCTAAACTATTAATCTGACTTAAAAAATTCTTATCAAAATACTCTAATGCATCGTTATATACATAACGAGAACGTTCAAAGACTAATTCTTTGAACTCCTCGTCATTATTTAAATCATAATCCCCACAAACCCTAAGTAATGACTTGTTAGATGTAGAAAGGATGCGCTTTAGGTTATCATCTTCCTCATCCCCTAAGTGCATCCTCTCTTTAAATTCTTGCAATATTTCATCTAAAATTGTTGCGTTTCTCATTCACTTCACCCTTTATTTAGTTTTTGTTTCTCCAGGTGGTGTAAATGAAATTTCTAAATCGTAAACAAGAGCCGCTTTATTATCTTTCGGTTTCCCATTAGCAAATTGTTTAATTGTATAAAGAGTAGCATCTTCGAAAGCTAATGTTTGATCAAATTCTTTTAGCTTGTACCCACCTGCGATTGCAGCAATATATTGTCCTTTTACAAAGAATAATGCTTTACCAACAGGAACTTCCTCACACTCGACAGGTTTAATGTTATAAGGCAATGCCATTACCCATTGACCTGTTGCGGTCTGGATTGTATTACGTGCTTGTACGCCAATCGCATCAATCGGGTTAACTACCATTACAATTTTATTTAATACTTTTCTGGATTTCCCTTTTGCATCAACAGATAAAGCTTTTACTACTTCATAAAGTTCGCCTGCTACAATTTCCCCTTTATCAGACGGAGCAAATGTTAATTTACCAGAAGATTTTTTATCAGTAACAGCGCCTGTTTCTGGATTTACATCTTTCATTAAACCAACTGGTTGGTGTGCTACAGATCCGCCACCATTAATAAAACCAAATTCTAGACCGACAGAATATGTTTCTACTAAAACAGTTCGAACATAACGTTCAATCCATTCCGGTCCAAGTTCCTTCATATCATTCGGAATTGCTGCAAATGCAGTTAATTTAAGTTGGCCAATTTTTTCTTGTTTGAAGATGGCATCAATTTGCCCACGGATTTCACCGAATAATTCGCCCCATACATACGCCTTCGTTGCATCAGAATAAATAAACTTCGTAACTGCTCCTAAATCTTGCAAACCAATTTCAGCTAATAAGGGATGTTCTGTAACTAAATCTTCAAACACACGCTCTTGAGTCGTTACAGGAAGGATTGAGCCATCTGTAAATCCACCTTCTTTAACAACTGCATTGAAGAATTTTGTTTCTGCTGAAGTTAAAACATTTTGACCACGTTGCTGTAAAATTGAACGATCAAGCATATCGTTATTTACTTGTTCACGAACTGTATTTGCTACATCTGTTTGTAGTGCATCAAAGAAACCTTCAAACGCTGACGTTTGTTCTTGTTCTGTACTTTCCACGTTAGTTAAAGTCTCCGTCAATTTTGCTTTTGCCTTATTAAATGCTTCAGATTTATTAAATTTAATAACCATTATGTGTTTCCCCCGTTTTTTATAATTTTAAAAGGAGCCCTTTAATCCCACTGTTTTTTACAGGTTTAGGATTCGGCTCCTTTGGTTGTTCTTCTACATTGTTTTGTAAATCATTCAGAATCTCATTTTTCAGACCTGATAAAGCAGCGTTTAAATCTTCTTTTGTAATCCCTTGGCCTTTGTTCATTGTTCCATTTCTAAAACCATCGATTACTTTCTGTGGAAGCATAGCAGAAGTAGCAGTTGAAGCTGTCATTTTAACTGGATTCTCCATAAACATGATTTCATCCGCAAAATTGCTTTCTAATGCTTGCTGCGGACCCATCCAAGTTTCTTCAGCCATCATGTTAAGTAGTTCTTCCTCAGATTTACCACTTTTAATGACATAGGCATTTACAATTGCTCGATCTGTTATTTTTAACATCTTAGCCGCCTTTTCCATGTCACGATGATCTCCAGCATGCCACTTAGCAGCATTGTGAATCATGATTTTTGCTGTTGGAGAAATTCGAACTTTATCACCGGCCATAGCAATTACAGAAGCTGCACTTGCTGCTAAACCAACAATTTGAACTTCCACATGACCAGGATAATTTTTTAATGCTGTGTAAATTTCCGAACCCTCATCTACATAACCACCAGGACTATTGATTGATACAATTAAATCCTCACTATTTGCGTTATCAAGTTGTTTTGTAATCTTACCTGGACTTGTAGCATCCATTTCAAACCAATCATAGATCCAAGCTTCATCATTTGAAATAATTGGCCCTTTAACGTCAATTTTCACCGTCATTTGTATTCTCACCTCCTTCAGATTGAGTTAACCTTGTATAGTTTTTCGTAATATGATGTGTATTTAAGTTAGGATCATCAGAGATTTCATATCCTACTTCTAATCGAATTTCATTTCCTGTAAATGCACTTGAAGAAATGAGTTTATCGATGCTTGTCGCAAGATCAAATATACTTTGATAAGAAACAGCTTTAATTTCAATCTTTTGACCTGAAAGATACTCTTCTTTTTCAAAAAATTTAACGTTTGCTTCATCTGAAATCTTTTTTAATAATGGTTTCACTGTAAAAAGCATATAATTTTTCGTTTGCTTCTCTACATCAGCCATTTCCCCATATAACAAAGCAGTCGGAATACCAAAAGTCATTGCTACTTGATTTAAGAAACCATTCGTTACTTTATTGATTTCCTCCACACTCTGACCAGAATTCCCTCCGCCTGATGTTTCAGCATACTTAAAACCTGGTTGTTGTGGAATAATAGCAACGTCTTTTTCTCCAATCGCTTTATACATGTTATCAATGAATTCTTGAAGCTTCGCTTGATGTTCTTTACTCTTTGCAGCAAGCATGTCCATATCAACTGTTCCGCGAATTTGATTTTTACGTTTTTGAGAACTTAATATCCTACCGAATAAATCACCATAATCAGTAAACAAACCATCGATAAGAGGTGATAACTTGTCATTCCGATATTTTAAATGAATGACTTCACTTTGTTTAAAGCTTCTCTTAAACTGATAATCTTTTACGGTGACATTTGTAAAGGTATCTTCAAACACAGCGTATTCATTATGTTCAAAGTCATCAACAATAAGCAAATCACCATCATCAGCTTGTATAATTAGAGCTTCATTATCATAAATAAGTTTGTAAATGAAACTCTCCCAAAAGGTACTTGCTGTCATATTTTTATTAGGCCTAACATTTAATCGGTAATAGAGATCATCCTTTTCGAATTCTTCACCATTTTTCACTCTAAATTCTGACTGGCTAATTGTTCTTCCTAAAAAGGATATACATGTATCAATCGCTAATCGCTTCATGTGTACTCTATTTGCTTTTTCAATAAACATTTCCACATCAAACATAAATCCTAATTCGCTATTTCTTTTAAATACCGTGTCCAACCATCCAATGATTATCACCCCCTTTATTAGAATTTAATACCATCGAGCATAAAGTCGAATTCATCCACAAGAATGTTATCTGCTTGCCATAATGCATGGATAAAAGCTTGGAATCCATCTGTTTTTCGCTTAAATTCATCTTTCTTCAAATATTCTTTGTTTCCGTCTTTTTTGATGTGGACGTAGACGTTGTTGGTGTACCAACGCATTAATGGATTATCTCCAAAAATAATACGATTGTTTGCAAATAACGTTTCAACTCGTGGAGCTAAAAGTGAATGAATCGCTTTTGGATTACGAATATATAACAATATGAAACCTTCAGCTTCAAGTGCTGTTTTAACAAGATCAAGACGGAATGTATCAGCTACTATTGTGTTAAATCCGTATATCTCACGCATTTTTACAAACCAATCTACAATGTGAGAGATATTAATAACCGGTTCATCCACAATAGTTAGTAAGCCATTTTCAGCCCATTCATAAATAGGTGCTTTTAATTTCACCTTGTCCAAGAATCCTTTACGTACAAATGAATGACCTTTCCATATATAATCTTCACCATGTTTAAATAGCAAACCGACTGCCGCAAAGTCTTTGATACTGGCGAAGTCGAGGCCGCCTACAGCTACTTTATGTTTTAAATCTGGAACTTCTCGGAGTGTTTCTCCATCCTCTTCAAAACCAGTACGCATTATTTCTTCCCATGAAGCTACAGACTTTGTTAGGTCCGTTTCGGGATAGTTCATACGTTTTGTTATGAATTCTTCACGGTTTGAAGGATTATTTGCTAATTGTTTATATTGGGTTAATACCTTTTTAAATAATTGTTTAGCATAAGAACTTCTTGGCTCACTAAACATCGGATTCGCTTTTTCCCACACATCAGGATTATCAATTTCTTCTGGATTATCAATCTTGCAGATGAAAGGAAACAATGGATCTTCTAAATCTTTTCCCTTTAGAATGTTCATCGCTCGCTCTTTCGTCTTGTCCAGAAATCCGTCGCGGACAAATCCATCTGTACCAATAAAAAATTCTCTAGCATTTGGCACTTTTCCAAGTCCACTAGAGAATACATTTACTACATCAAAATTTTCATATCGATGAATTTCATCGTAAATAACACAACCGTCACGAAGTCCATCCTTAGAACCAGCATTAGATGTATGATATTGCATAATACTTTGGGTATCGTTACTAAGTATTTCAACCTTAGTTCGATAAAACATATCTTCTAATATTTCTTTCCCTTTTATAGCATCATAGACTTCACGGAAAGAAACTTTCGCTTGCTTCTCATTGTTGGCCACAATTGAAACATTGTATCGATCTATTCCGTGCAGTGGACTAATAAAGAAATGACATAACGATGAAATTAAACCATTTTTACCACCACCACGAGCCATCATAATTAAGAATTGCTCATAAAAAACAGAATCATCTTCTTTATAAAAAAGAAAAACAAATGCTGTTAGGAATTTTTGGAATGGTTGCAATTCAAAGTACCATTTCTCCGTGAATTTTATATAGTCCTCATGCATCTCATTATCAAAATACAAATCATCACGTATTAAGATATATTTCTCCAGGTACTCAATTAGCATTATGCGCTCTTTATTTAGCTTAATTTTCCCTGTTCGATACATTTCAATATATTCGGTAACATATTGATTTTGAATCATGTCAGATCTTTCGCAGAGCGCTTAGGTTTTGAAGGGGGTTTCTGTTCTTCAGCCGATGCTTCCAATCCAAGTGCATCTAAAATCTTTATCATTCGATCATTGGTTTTATATAAATCATTAATAGAAGGATTGGATTTCGGACCGTGCATGCCAGATACTTTTATTCCTGTTTCTTCAATATCATCAACAAGAATACATTTTAAATCCCACAACGATAAATAGTCTTGAATTAAGTCAGTATAATGATTACCTACAATCTTTTTTTCTTTCAATTGATTTGTTAAATCCTTTTCAATCCTTTTTCTCATTGTTTCACGCTTAACTCTAGCCAAATTATCCCTCCCTTCTGATTTACATTGTTTTCCAATTTGATATAACGCGCGAATTTGCTTATAAATTTTAAAAATCGACCCCCTCCTCCGGTGCCCCTTAGAGCATTTTTTGATGAAATATTTTAAGGGGGGGGTGTTATTACTGAATCATTTTTACCACTTTTCATCGTGTTCCCATTTGTTCTGTTTCTTTTTGAATATTCTACCGTGTTCTTTATTATGGCAATCCACACATACTGTTTCGAGATTGTCGATTTCTAATGCAAGTTCTGGATGATGTTCAAGTTCTTTTTTATGATGGACAACTAACTGTATCTTCTTACGCTTTGCACTCTCACTGTACTCATTGGTAACCGTTTGTACTCGACCGTTTCGTTTACATTCCTGGCATTCGTAGTTGTCACGCTTCTTTACTTGTTCACGTGTACTCTTCCAATCACTACTGTCATAGAACTTACGCTTCTGTTGTTTGGTTTTATATTCTTTCATCTGTCTTTACCCAGCGTCTTTGATTCCCTCTATCTCTTTCCAATAAATCTTTTATTGGTGTTTGCGTGAGATATTCTACAGAGTAAAACATTGGCTTCTGTTCATACAGCTTATAATACTTAAATCGATTAACATCAATCCCAACCTTCTTGTACGCCTTCTCATTAGGCTTAAGGTATTTGATGTATACTTTCTTATCAATGGGTATAAGACCAAGTGCAGCAATCCTATCGTTTAAAACGCTATCCAATTACCTTCACTCCTTAACCAAAATAAAAAGCATCCGAATGGATGCTTAGATTAAACTTATTCATTATTACTTTCTCTACTTTCATCATCATCTGATTTCGGGTCTAACATGCTTCCTATATCAGGCGGCAAAGTTAACTCTATGCCAGCTACTGGCTGATTATCCTCATTAAAATAATACTTCTTCACCTTATTCAATTCTTCATTTTTCTTATTTTCACTCAT